GAAGGAGGTGTAAAGATTACTTCTGTTCACGATACATTGATAAATGATATAATTAAAACTATTCAAATATCAATAGGCGAAAACGGAACTGTAATTGATTTACGTAATGCGATACAGTCTTTAATTGAAAAAAGTCAAACATTTTACAAATGGCAAGCTTTAAGAATTGCAAGAACCGAAACAACGAGCGCATCGAATTTCGCAGCTATTAAAACAGCTGAACAAAGCGATTTAGTTTTAGATAAAGTTTGGATTAGCGTACAAGATAATCGAACAAGAATAAAGCCTTACGATCATTTTGATATGAATAATCAAAAACAAGAATTAGAAAAGCCTTTCTTTGTTGGAGGAGAAAATATTCAATATCCGGGCGATACTAAAGCGAGTGCAGGAAACGTAATAAATTGCAGATGTACGATTGCATTTGTTCCAAAGCGTGATGCAGACGGAATGTTAATATTAAAAAGTAAATAGAATGGATTTCAAGCAATTATCATACGATTTAAAAGAACTTGACGAAGCAAAAGGAGTTGTTACGGCTTACGCAAATGCGTATAATTATAAAGATTCTGACGGGGATGTTTCGGCTTACGGTTCTTTTGACAAAACGGTAAGCGAAAACTTTAAACGTATTCGTGTATTGAAAGATCACAACCCAACAATGATGATCGGTGTTCCTTTGCTTATTGATACCAAAGACACTTATGGTTTGTTGACTACTACCCAGTTTAATATGAACAAACCATTAGGGAAAGATATGTTTACTGATGTTAAATTGATGCACGAAAACAATCTTAATGCTGAATTATCTATAGGGTATAAAGTTTTAGGTCGTGATTCGAGAAACAAATCTATCATTAACGAATATAAGTTGATGGAGTACTCTTTCTTGTCTAGCTGGGGCGCAAACGAACTATCGACGGTACAGGGAATTAAAAGCATAAAGTCGCATTATGGTTTTATGGAATTACTAACAAAAGCATATAATTTGCCTTACTCCGATGGGCGTTTGGTTCAAATTGAAACAATATTAAAATCACTTTCCCAAGAGCCGTCAGAAACTGACACTTTGAATGAACAGCCGATTATTTTAGACACATTAAAATCATTTTCACAATCATTAAATTTTAAATAATATGGCATTAGACCTAGAATTAAAAGCAGAGTTCGAAGCAATTAAAAATGGCTTGGAAACAAAAACAGCAACGGAAGTAAAATCAGCTGTTGAAGCGTTTGAAGCAAAGTTTGAAAAAGCTTCTGAAACTCAAAAAACAGCATTTGAAACGCAATTGAAAGAAATTAAAGAAGCAATGGAATTGAAATTTCTTGCCGATATTAAAGTCGTTCAAGATCATGCAGACAAATTGGACTTGAAATTGCAAGCAAAACAAATCGAAACTAAAGCAGGTAATTTCAACGATGAATTAGCTAAAGCAATTACTGAAAAAACAGCGGATATTGAAGCTTTTCGTGACAAGAAAAGTCAAAGAGTTGAATTAGAAGTAAAAGCAGTTGGAGATTTTACAACAGCTAACGTTACTGGAGGAAGCCGATACGGTCAATTATTTGCCCCTGAAATTATTATGCGCCCTTCTCGTAAAGTTCACATGGACGAGATATTGCCGGGCGGTTCAATTGGGGCAGGGAACTCTTTTACCTTTATGCGTGAAAACGGTGTAGGAGAGGGAGAAATCGCACCAACAGCAGAGGGAGCGACCAAAGCGCAATTTGATTTAGATTTAGTTGAAGCAACTGTTCAAATCGAAACTATCGCTGGTTGGATTCGTGTAACAAGAAAAGCAATGTCCAACATCCCTGGATTCATTTCTTATTTACAAAGAAGATTGCCTCAAAAATTCAGAAATGTATTAGACCAGCAAATATTGTACGGAAACGGAACTTCTCCGCAGTTGAAAGGTATCTTGACAAGTGGAAATTTTACAGCATCTACAGCAACAATTACGCTCCCATTGATTGAAAAAATCATTACTGACGTGGCTGTTTTGGAAGATACTTACGAAAGAGAGGCAAACGCAATTCTTTTGCGCCCGTCTGCTTACTATTCATTCTTTTTGAACAAAGCAAGTGGTTCTGGAGAGTATGACTTGCCACAAGGTGTGACAATTGTAAACGGTCGTTTATTCTTTATGGGAATTCCTGCTTACGCAACAACCGCTTTGACTTCTCCAGACTACGTAGTAGCTGACTTGGAAGGTGCGCAATTGTTGACTCAAGAATCAATGAGAATTGAGTTCTTTGAGCAAGATGGAACTAACGTTCGTGAAAATAAAGTAACTGTTCGTATTGAAGGAAACTTTGCGTTGCCAGTTTACGGAAGTGATTACTTCATTAAAGGAACAACTGCACAAGCATAATTTTGGTTTTTAGTTGATAGTTAAAAAGCCACTCAATCAGAGTGGCTTTTTTTTATTGATTTCCATCTGTGGTTGATAAATAATAATTCCAATCATCTTCGTCTTGTTTGTTTTGCGCAATCGTTTTTAATTCACAACTAAACTTACTCCCTTCAGTATATTGTCCTTCGAGTTCTACATCTTTCATTTTGAAATTAAACAAAACTTCCAGTTGTTCAATAGGTAGTTTTCTAACAAAACGCTCTATAAACTTTCTTTTGGTTCGCTCGATGCTCACATCGTTTACAAAATAAACGTGCTTTTGTAAAGTTTCAAATGCAGTAAATTTACCGTCTTTTTCTTCAAATCCTGCTGACGTACAGCCAATAATTTCATTTTCCATATTTATCCTTTTTTAAGATCTTTTAATTTATCCATAAGTAAAATCAAAATATCCTCTTCTGTAAAATCAGAAGTGTCTCCATCGTTTAAAAATGTCAATTCAACTTTTACAGATTCAATGCCGTTAAAAACTTTTTTTTCTCCAATTACTCCGTTCTCTAAAATAACATCTTTGAAGTAAAAGCCTTTCTCTTTTTTATTTACACTTGTTGATTCTAATAAAAATGTTCCCATATATTATATAAATTAAAAAAGACCCGATAAAACTGAGTCGGCAGTTCTAAAGAGTCTTGTTTGTGTTTGATACCTATTAGCTTCCGACTTCTAAATGGTATTGATTTTGTTTACGAGCCATTGGTTTCCACACCTGCTATGTTTTTCAGACATTGAACACTCGACACCACAAATGTATAAAAACTTTTTTAATACACAAACAATATTTTTACTATCTTTGAAATTATAAAACCTATGATTATGAAAATCACATTTTTAAAAGACCATTTAGAGTATAAAAAAGACGATACTGTTGATGTTACTACTGAAAGAGGAAATTATCTGATTTCTTGTGGAGTAGCTAAAAAACCTAAAAAATAATGGCTTATATTAATGTAATTACACTTGAAAGAGCAAAGAATTATTTACGAATCGATTCTGATTTAACAGAGGACGATGCGGAAATAACCTCTATGATTAATGCTTCTTTACGTTACGTAGAAAAACGCACCAATCATTTAATGTTTGCTCGTGATGTTGTTTACAAAGGTAGTTGTCAGGTAAAAGTTTATGACTTTCCGATAAATTCAGTAATAACCAATCCAGCACCTTGGAGTTTGGAAAGAACAATGTACACGATATTTCCAGACGTAAAAACTGTTGAGTTGAATGTTGGTTATGGAACAGATGAAGTTCCTGATATTTTTATTCAATCAGCTTTACAAATGATTAAAGTTTGGTACTACGAAAGCGAAAAGCAAGTAAATAGCCAAATGATACCGATTAGCGTAACCGAAGCTTTGGATGTTGAAAAAAGATTTATATAATGCTAGCAAGACAATACGACAAGAGAATTAAAATTTACGGCATCGAAACTGTTCCTGATGGATTTGGCGGAAATACTGTAAATGATGTTTTAATCGGTTCATTTTGGGCTGAATTAAAACAAAATTCTGCTTTTCGTGATAACAGTATTGGAAAATCAGACATTAAAGACAATTGGAGTTTTAATATTCGTGCTACGTCTAAAATCACACCTGAAAACAAAGACAATCTGACTATTGAATACCGTGGAATTAAAAGAGTTGTAAACGATATTCGTTACAATGATGAATTATTCCGAGAATTAAACATTACAGCCAATGGCAAGGGTTAGAGGATTAAGCAAAACGATATCTGAATTAAAATCTTTTGGTAAAGATATTGAAAAGCTTATAGCTGCTGAAATTGAAGCTGCAGCAATTGATATTGAAGCGGACGCAAAGAAATTCGCACCTAAAAACTTTGGTAAATTAGCGCAATCAATATCTAGGTCAAAAGTAAAAGCATTAAACTGGAAAGTAACAGTAAATGAAGTTTACGGTGCTTATATGGAGTTTGGAACAGGAACAAAAGTAAAAGTTCCTGCTGAATTTTCAGAAATGGCTAAATCATTCCAAGGTAAAAAAAGTAAAGGAACTTGGAAAGACGCATTAGAAGCCATAAAAGTCTGGTGTAAATCAAAAGGTATAGACGAAAAGGCAGCTTATCCAATATTAGCTAAAATATTAGGAGCAGGTGTGAACCCACAACCTTTTTTGTATCCAGCATTCAAAAAAGGAGAAAAAAGTTTGAAAATGAATTTAGAAAAACTTTTAAAGTCGGTAAATAAGAAAATTTAGTATATTTGTTGTATGGTAAATACAAATCCAGATAAACATATTCGAAAGGCGGTTTATGACGCTACAAATAATCTTGTAGTTTCAGGAAAAACGATAAAATGCTTTGATAGCCGTGTAACTGGTAATGCTAATTTGAATGAGTATGTTTTAATGACAGCGCAAAGTAAAGATGTTGTTAAAAGTACTAAATGTGAGTATGAATGGGAAGCATCATTGTTAATTGAAATTTACACAAAAACAACTAGTGCGGGCAATTCAGGAAGTAGATTATTATTAAACGATATTGAACAAGCTGTGAGTGATGCTTTGAATCCTAAATTAACAATCGCAGAATTCACAAATGTTACGCAAAATATAACATACGAATCGCAATTAGAATCAGTTACGGATACAGAAAATATATTTCGTAGTTTTTTAAGACTAAATTTAACTTTAAAATAAAAATAAAATGGCAGATAAAATAAAAGGAGAAGGATTAATTCTTTACTGGCACGATGGTACACTTTACCGACCTGTGGCTTGTTTAACATCAAATTCGTTGAATAGCGAAAGAGGCGTGATTGAAGCGCAAACAAAATGTGCGCCTGGAGTTGTTGAAAAACAAGCGGGAGTTTTTTCATATACAATTGATGCCGACGCAATCGCAATTGACACCACTTCGGTAAGCGGAGATGATACAAAAGCATCACACGATTTTCTACTAGAAGCACAACAAGGAACAGCTTTTGGAAATTGGAAAATGGATAGCGGAACAGCTTCTTTGACTTATTACGGTTCTGGAATCTTAACTTCTTTAGCTTTAGAAGCACCAGCTGGAGACGAATTTGCTAGTTTTTCATTAACCATTGACGGTTCAGGTGCGATTGTAAATTCAGACCCTTTAAATTTAGCACCCGTAATCACAAGTAGCGATGCAATCGCTATTGTAAATGGAGTTTCTGGAAGTTTTCAAATAACAGCTACTGGAAGTCCAACATCTTACGGTTTTCAAATTGGTTCTGGCATACCTACACCGCCTTTAAATGTTTCAATGAACACTTCTACTGGTCTTATTTCTTGGACAAACGGTGTTGCGGTAGGTGTTTACCCTATCGGTATTGTTGTTACAAATTCATTTGGCTCAACTATTCAATCAGCAACTATAACCGCAACAGCTTAATTTTATGAGTAAAACAAAAATAGAATTATTAGGCATTCAGTACTTTTTAGGACTTGGTTTTATTAACGAGTTGCTAAATGGTACTGGGAAGTCGTTAAATGAATTTTCAGCAGTTGACGATGTTGTTTTAGTTCCTCAATTAGTTTATTATTCAAGACTTTACGCTTGTAAAAGATTAGGTTTGGTTGTAGATTTCACTCAAGAAGATATTTATGATTACATCGATGAAAATGGAGGTATTGGAGGGCAATTTTTTAAAGACTTCTTCAACGCATACATCGAAGCAATGACAAAAGATGTCCCTATTGATGATAAAAAAAAAGTGACCGCAACGAAAAAATAGATTTTCATAAAGACGTAATTTCTTTTGCAATTGGCGAACTTGGAATTTCTAGCTTAAAACGTGTTTATGACATGAGTTTTGCAGAGTTTCAAATTCGCCTTTTCGCTTGGAAAAGATGCCAAGATAGGGAGTGGGAAAAAATTAGAGTTTTGGCTTGGCATATAGAAAAGGCATCTTTTCATAGAAAGACAAAAATGCCTTCGTTAGAGAAATTTATGCCTTTGAGTATTGACAAAAAGCAGACAAGAGGAATTTCAGAAGAGCACAAGCAAAGATTTTTAGAAGCAGTTGCGGAATATCAAAAACAAATCAAATAATGGCTTTAGAAATACAAATAGACGGGGATATTTCAGACTTGAGTAAAAAAATTCAAGAGGCTGAATTAAACCTAAAAGAACTATCTAAAATTAAGCTTGAAAGAATCAAGCTTGGTTTAGATACTAAAGAAATTAACGGAAATATAGCTTCTGTAAAAAAATCTCTTACCGAACTTAAAACAGTTTCTAAAGATACTGGTAACGCTATTGGCGGAATGGCTCCTAAAGTAGCTAACGGTTCTAATGCTTTGATGCAATTTTCAAGAATTGCTCAAGATGCTCCTTATGGAATTATGGGTATTGGAAACAATATTACCGCAACTGTTGAAGCTTTTGGTCATTTAAAAAATTCAACTGGAAGCACAGGTGGGGCATTAAAAGCCTTGGCAGGTTCTTTAGTGGGTTCTGGGGGTATTTTATTAGCCGTTTCCTTGGTTACGACTGGACTTACCTATATGAGTCAGAACGGAATAACCGTTGGAGATGTTTTTCGAAAACTAACAGGCGATTTTGACGAAACCGCAAAAGCCTTGTCGGACATAAACCAAGAAGTTGCAAAATCAGCAGGAAGCGAAATAGCAGGATTAAAAGCATTAACTGAAACCGCCAAAGACAATAATTTGTCGATGGAAAAAAGGCTTTTAGCTGTTAAAAAATTACAAGATGAATATCCTGCTTATTTTGGTAATTTAAGCAAAGAACAAATACTTAACGGAAATGTAAAAACAGCCGTTGACGAGGTTTCAAAGGCGTTAATTGCCCGTGCTAGAGCTACTGCAATAGCTGGTAAATTAGGCGAATTGGCGGCTAAACGTTTGGAGCTTGAAGAGAAACGTGAGAAAGCTATAATTGATATTCAAAAACAACAATTATACGTAAGAAAACAGATAGACAAAGCTAGGGAAGGGAAAAGAACACTTGGCACTTCTGAAGATGAATTCGCTAAAATAAACTTACAAGCATTAGTAGATCAATACAACGATGTTAAAAAAGAAATAGCTGATTTAGACGGTGTTTCAAGAAAATACTCCGACAGAGAAGCACAAGCAACAAAAGACAGTATTTTGCTTTTAAAAGAAAAAGTAAAAGCAGTAAAAGCGGTAAAAGCTGCTGAATTTCAGCCTAAAAATCTACAAGCAACTAGCGAGGTTCAATCTACTGGACTAGCTGATTTAAGTCAATTAGCTGTGGTAAACGGTCAAGTTGACCAGTTTGGTAATAAAATGAAGTCTTTACCTGGTGTTATAACAACCAGTATGGGGGATATTAGAGTAGCCTTCGATACAAGTGGACAAAGTGCTTTATCGGCATTGATGAAATTTAACGAGGATGCAAATGCAATTATAACTAATTCAATTGCTTCTACATTTTCTGGACTTGGAGACGCAATAGGTAATGCTTTGGCAAACGGAACTAGCGTTATAGGAGCTATCGGAAATGCTTTATTAGGTTCTTTAGGTGCGTTTTTATCTGATATGGGTAAATTACTGATTCAATACGGAACACTAGCGGTTGTAAAAGGGAAGTTGGATTTAGCAATATTAGCGGGCGGTCCAGTTGCTATAGGTGCAGGGGTAGCAGCTATAGCAGTAGGTGTTTTATTATCCGCAGCAGGAGCAGCAATTTCTTCAAGAGCGAGTAAAGGAGCGGGGGGCAGTTCAGGCGATGTAAGTACAGGCGCATCTTACTCTTCTCCATCGGTATCAGCAGGTTTCAGTTCTGGGGCATCAACTACAGGAGGAACTGTAGTATTTGAAATAGCAGGGACTTCTTTAATAGGCGTTTTGAACAACACAACAGCACGGAATTTAAGAATAGGAGGTAGAAACTAATGGAAAAATACTTTATACAAAATGACGCTACAGGCTACATCGTTAGGATATTTGATGTTAATTTCACTGGAATATCTACTGAAATTAGAGGAAAAATCGGCTTTGAAAAAGGAAGTGTTGACAATATTTTAGATACAATTAGAGGTACAGGATTGAGTTTGCAATTAGAAGCCAGTCCTTTACTTACTTTTGAGGAATTTTCAGATGCAGACGAAAAAACTTTTACGGCTATTGCTTATAAAAACGGCAAAGTCTTTTTTAACGGATTTTTAAAACCTGACGGAATAACACAATCATTTGTGCGTGATGTTTGGTTGGTTAATTTGGATTTTATAGACGGTTTAGGAGCTTTGAAAGATTTGTCTTTTACCAGAAGCAACGGATTCAATTTTACTGGCAAAATGTCGATGTATGAAGTGATTGAAGCGTGTTTAAATAGAACCGGTATATTATTAGATATAAATTCGTCTATTGATGTTTATTATTTAGATTATACAGGCAACAATATTTTAAAAGACACCTATGTAAATTCAGATAGATTTTTTAAAATTGACGATGATACAATTATGAGTTGTGAAGAGGTTTTAAATTCGGTTTTAAACTTACTTTCGGCTTGCATTACTCAACAAGACGGCTACTGGTGGATTTATAGACCGAATAATTTTGTTGAAAAAACTGTAGAGTTTATAAATAACACGCTAAATACGTCTTTTGTAAAAAATTTGTATTTAAAAGTAGGTTCTGAAATAGATAATTTTTACCCTCATCACAGTAGCGGTAATCAGCAAATGACAACAAAAGGAGCTGTTTCGGCTTACCGATTAAATTATAAGTATGGTTTTAAAAAAGGAGAATTATCAAACCCTAATTTAAACCACGATAATAATTTAATCTTTGCTAATTGGACAAAAGCAACTTCTTTAGGCGGTGTTGTTTTAGTAAACGATCCAAATGATATTGCAGGTTTGATAATGAAAACAAAATATATTTTATTTAGCGGATCTACCGTGCCGTTGTTAACTTCGGAAGATGTAATTTTGTTGTCAGGAAGCCAAATTGATATTGTTATAGATACACAATCTATAAGCAATATAGGAGAGAATACTTTTGTGTTCAGGGTAATTCGATCTGATGGCTTTTACTTAAACAACGATGGAGCTTGGCAAAATTCAACAACTGTTATTTTTACTAAAAATACAGGAATAGGTAATTTTACATGGACAATGAAAGCAGAACCTTTTCCAAATAATTGCACTGTAAAAGTTGAAATAAGAAACGTTTTATCATCGAAAGACGACAACACGCTTGTTGAAATAAAATCAGTTCAAATAATAAATAATTTTAATTATGACGGTCGCATAGGCGAATTTCACACCGTTTCTAGAGAAGTTTCGCCTAGTTCCATTGTAAAAGAGAATCAAGAGGTTTATAATGGAGACTCTATCGGCGATGTTTTTGAAGGAGCTATTTACAAAAGTGATAAGACAACATTGACAACACTTTGGAAAAGAGACGGTTTTGTGGAAGAAAAATTATTGTTGCGAATTTCAGCCGAAGATGATATGAGAATTCAGCAAAAGACGGCTAAAGTATTTTCAGGAGATTTTTACGGCTACATTCCTTATTTATCTGTGATAGAAATAAATAATATTGTTGGAAAATTTATGTTTATTGAATATTTTTACGACACTGAAAATAATATCACAACAGGTAAGTTACAACAGTTTTTTACCAATGAGTTGCCAGATTTAAAATATCTGTTGACTTTCGATTATGGCAAAACCGTCAAACCAACAATTACTTCATAATTTTTTATTACCTTTGAAATATGGATTTCATAAACGGAGAAGATCGGATTTTATACATAAAATACAACGGTGTTTATATGCCTGTTGGATGTTTGACTGGAAACGGTATTACCGAAGATGTAGAGATGATTGACACGACAACCAGAGACAATAAGGGTTGGAAAACTCAAAAGCCTTTAGTTCAAAGTTATTCTGTTTCTTTTTCTGGTGTACAAATAAATACGACTGTTGTAGGTGGTAATTTTGGAATAGCTAGCTATGATAAATTAGTCACTTTAAAAAGAAACAAATTGCTTTTAGAATGGAAGCTACAAGGTTCTAAATATCCAGTTGTTGACTATGGTTTTGCTCATATTACCACTATAGAATCATCCGAAAATGTTGGGGAATTTATGAGTTTTTCAGGAACTTTACAAGGGTTTGGAATACCTTTAACAACGAGTTTAGGTACAACTTTGTTAAACAACGGAGACCCTAACACGGTTATTCAAACAAACGCAAGCGGAAATGAATTATTAAGAACAGGAAAATTTTAAAACATGGCTATAAATCCAGCTTTAATAAATACGGTACAGGTAAAAGATTTACCGCCTAATCCGATTTCGCTTACAGATAATTTTGTTCACGAAGTTGGAAATACATTGTCTAGGTCAACGATTCAGGAATTAGTTGATTTTTTGAGAAGTCAATCCGTGAGTTATCCGTTTGAAAAAAAAGAAATAATAGCACCCGATTCGCAGTATATTACTGATAATTTTGATATGACACCAAGCGCAACGCAAGGACTTGGTATAGTGGGTAAAATATGGGAAGGATGGGCGATATGTAACGGAAATAACGGAACGCCAAACCTTGACGGTCAAACTACAATAGGATTCGGTGCAAATTATCCAACGGTAGGGCAATTTGTCGGAAGTGCAGATGCAGTAGTCGTTGAGCATAGCCACAAAATCGGTGACCAGTCAGGAAGTTCAGGGAGCGGAACGACAGACGTACGATACATCGGTAAGGAAATAGAATCTAACTCTTTAGGGATTCCATATACAGATATTACTGGTGTATCAGGAGTTGGAAAGAACATACAACCGTCGATGGTTATACTAATGATTATGAAATTACCATGATAGATCCAAATGTAATAACAACGGCAAGAGTAGGCGATTTACCATCTGCTGATTTTAATTTAACCGACAATATACCTCACGAAATCGGAACAGATTTGAAAAGAGGTACTGTTCAACAATTAGCTGATTTTATATCTAATTACATAGGTAGTTCTTCTAGCTTATCATTTAATCCAACCACCGTTACTAGCGGAGGTACTTTGCCAGTCACAACTACTAATGAATGGATTTTAGTAGGTAAAGGAACTTTTCAAAATGTAGGTGGGGGTTTGAATATTACCACTACAGAAGAACTGAATGCGCTTACTTCTAACGGTACTTATTGGGCTTTGTCTGTTGAAATACCCATAGATGTTACGTTGGCTGGAATAACACAAAACATTCGTTCAGGATACACGCAAACAGTTCCTAGCGAAGACGCTATATTTAGAGCGTTACAATTGATTTCTAATTCTATACCGTCAGCTACTATAGTTACTTCAATTCGCTACGCTGGACTAGGTCAGGATTACGAGTTACCAACTGGAGCAATCGCTTTTCAAGGATTCATAAATGAAGCCGTACAATTTCCAGAAGATATTAATTTCTTGACAGACGCAAACACATTCACGCAGTCGGGCACTACGGTTACTTTTCTTAAAACAATAACGGCAGGGCAAAGAATTAGGATTCAGTATTATTTATAACAAATCTAATTCCAAATAAGCAACACTCTCATAATCGGGGGTGTTTTTTTTTTGTTTTCGTACGATTTATTTCGTACGTTTGTGCTTTAATAATACTAAAAATTATAAAATTATGGCGACAAAAAATGGAATTGGATATTCTCCACTATTAGACAAAGTTTATTTAGGCAAGCAGAATTCTGCACGCGGTGTATGGACGGGCGACAAGCAAGACATCACTAATCAGTTTATAGCTGTTTCTTTTGCTTATTTTGAAGAAAACACAATTAGAAGTATTGGAAGTTCTGACGGGAAAGAGAATCTTTTTATCAATGTAAAAAATGATAAAGCAGGAATTGAAAAGATAATTAAAAATCTTAATAATCGATTAACGAAATTATAAATGAAACAATCAAAAAACGGCAAAGTTCAAATAAGCGTGCAATGCCATCCTGATAAAAAAGTTATCAAAGAAGTCAGGGAATACGCAAAACAAAGAACAATTGAACAACTAAAAAAAGAAGAGAAATTATGAAAAAGCCAACATTAGAAGAAGTTAAGGAAAAATTTAAGGATGCGGAAATTGTAGAGTCATTGCACACTGGCTGGACAGGCAAAATAAATATCAAAACAATTAGGTACGACACAATTCAATGCGGGTTTATTATTTGCGATTGCGACAATGAATGCGGAGTTACAACATTGTGGGGTATAGAAAAAGGCTACGCAAAAATACTAACCTACAAAACGCCTAAATTTGAGATTACAAAGGAGCAGATATGGGATATAGATAATTTCGGATATTCAAAAGTGCGAGAATGGTTTCCAGAGGCTTTTAAAAAGGAGTTATGTAAAAACTATACAGGATGGGTAAAGACAAACGAGTCATTGTGTGCTAATTGGTTAATGTATTTTGAAAACGGGATGCAGAAATACGGCTTTGACGCTGCTAATAATTTTATCACAATAGAAACAAACGAGTCATTGTGTGGTAATGAATACGAAGCCACCCCACAAGAAGTTGAATCTGCTTTGATTGGGGAGTGGAATAAAAGAGGTGGTAAAGTTGGAGTTTTAGTGGATAAAAGTTTTAATTTTTTTTATGGCATAGAAAACAGTATGGTTACTACAGATAATTTCAACTTTGATTCAGACGGTAGTTTTGCTGTTAAGTCAGATAATGGGTTTCATATATGTTTAATGAGAGACGGCATCTGGGCAACCATCATCGAAACCATCACAATACAAGAAGCCGAGAAACTTTTAAAAGAGCAAGGAATTAATGTAAAAATTGATATAGTATGAAAAATTTAATATCGATAGCGAAGCACTCGGATTGGTTGTAACTTGAATATGACCACAAAAATCACATTCCGTAGCTTTAGTATATTTCATAATCCGATTTGTTTTTATGCGGTTGGGGTTAGTTCAAGATTATATTTTACGAGATCTTCGATTGTTTTTATAGATTTACTTTTATCGTAAAATCCAAAGTGTCCTAAATTATATTCTATTAAACAAAATCCAGAATGCAAAATCAAATTGACATCATTTCTTACTACTTTTTTAAACCCCTCAAACAAGCAACGTTCTTTTGCTTGTTTGTATTCCGCCCACAACCACGTGTCTTGTTCGTTTCTATGAGGCTCTTCCAAAACCACCCAAACCCCGTCAACCAACTTGCACGGCACGAATTGCCATATTTCTAGGGGTTGTTTTCCGAATTCTACACGTTTGCGGTGTAGTTGCTATTTTTGAGAATCGTTCAAATCTCCTTTATTTTCTAACCAATCCGAATGCTCTGCTATCGATGTTAAATTTTTCATACTATCTTTTTATTTAAAAGTTTCTCGGCTTCTTGGATTGCAAGGATAAGTGCTAAAATAATTATGAAAGAGATCATCACATTAAGACAGATTTTCAATTCTAAATACCCAAACGGACATAGAATGAAAAGTAAAAAGAACACTAACTTTACCAAACCTAAAAAGAGGTAGGTTAAATTAAATTCCCTATTCGAAAGTTTAGGGAATTTTTGTATATTTG